CTTAAGTCATTCTCCAGAATTTTTGGAACAAAAATGTTCCAAAATTTTGATTTTTTGATTTTCTTTTATATACGCTTTAATTTTCTCATATTATGGACCGTACTACAATTCAGCAAATGAAAATAAGGCATATTGCACAAGGCCCAACACCAATATTTCATCAACACGTCCATGTGGCTAAGTTATTTGAGGAAACGAGCGAAAACGTGCGCCCCCCCCGGAACAAAAATGTCATTTCCGTAAATAGCCTCGCCAATCCATCGAACTACTACATAGTATCTATATCAGTGGTTAGAGCTATATATAACAAGTAATTTAAACTACTTAGGACCTCTCAATTCGCGATTTGCGAAGATTTCGAACGAAAATACTGTAAATATCACGTTTTACAAGGTGGTCGAAAATTTGCAAAGAATGAACTTCGGCAATACACCGAACTTGTACGCACAAGTTATATCTGTGGTTAAAGCAATGTACAAGAAGTAATTTAACCTACTGGAGACCTCGGAAATCGCAATTGGTGAAGAGAAATGTTGGAGAAAATATGGCAAAACCTACTGTTTTGCGAAGTGACCAACGGCTGTAAAAGATATAAGTTTGCCAATATACCGAACAAGTACGTACAAGTTATATCTGTGGTTAAAGCAATGTACAATAAGTAATTTAACCTACTGGAGACCTCGGAAATCGCAATTGGTGAAGAGAAATGTTGGAGAAAATATGGCAAAACCTACTGTTGTGCAAAGTGACCAACGGCTGTAAAAGATATAAGTTTGCCAATACACCGAACAAGTAAGCACAAGTTACATTTGCAATTAGAGAGATTTATAACAAGTATTTTGACCTATTGTGGAGCGACCTATAACAAGTATTTTTGACCTATGACAAGTATTTTGACTCATGCGTAGCTAACTGGTGTTACATTGTACACATTAAAATTCTAAGAATGCCTAAAAAACGGCCTTCGTCCACTGTCTCCATATGGTCTTCTATCATGAAAGTTGCTAGCATCACCGGAGTCAGAGCCCATACTTCTGTAGTGTGGAGGCTCCTCTCTGCTTGGTGGAGGAGGATATCTGCTGGCACCACTATACGAATGCGGAGGGTACTCACGATGAGGTGGTTCGCGTCTGGTATCACCATACGCCCGGCTGTATTCATAGGAATGACTACCGTCAGCTCCGTCCGAACACTGACTGTGGTAATGCGGAGGCTCCTCTCTGCTTGGTGGAGGAGGATACCGGCTGGCATCACTGTACGAATGCGGTGGGTACTCACGATGAGGTGGTTCGCGTCTGGTATCACCATACGCCCGGCTGTAATCATAGGAATGACTACCGTCAGCTCCGTCCGAACACTGACTTCGATGTGGAGGTGGTTTCTCCTCTTTTACAGCGCGCGCTTTTTGTGAAGGGTCTTCATTAACATCTGCTTTCGCTCCAGGTACTGGATCCGATTGCAGGAGTGGCGCTTTATTCGATACTCCTGCTTTAGAGTTTTTCTTCATTCTTTTTCCTGGGGGGGATCTAGTTGGAGTAAGCTCATTTTTGTCACTGTTCTCCTCGTTATTATTAGGACGATCTTCCTTAGCTCGCTCAGAGTTTTTAGCTTCTAAGCGTGCAGAAGCAACAGCTTCTTTCAAGGTCTTGACTCTATTCAGCTCCCGAGAATATTTAGTAACAGCGGCATTTTTTTCTCTCTCAAGACGCTTAATCTGCGATTGAAATCAAATTTAGATATCTTGATTGTGTAATTTTATTGTATTACCTCATTATTTAACACATTTATCTCGGCTTTATGATCGATAGTCATTTGCTTCACTTTATCTTTCAAATCTTTCTGAGATCGACCAAGTATGTAATCAGATGCAAGGCAAGGAGAAATAGAATTTTAACAAGAAAAATAATTAATATAGAGAATAGACTTACAATTATCTTAGTTTCATCTACCGCTTTACTAGATACAATTGATCTCGCCGCGAGAGGTCTTACTTTGTTAATAGAAGCAACAGGGACTGAATTTCGCCCTCCAGACAAACTATTTCTAACAGAATCATTACCCAAGCTGCTAGGAGTAGTACTGGCACTGACACTTTGTTCTTCGGAGTTTCCTTCATCAAACAATTCTTGAATAGAAATATTATTTCGATTGTAATATTCCCACAATCGTTTGATCAGCGTTTTTTTGCCAGCTTTCTTGCCCGCCGGTAAGATGCCAAGAGCTTTACACTTTCTCTGAACTGTATATCGATCCAATTTTCTATTAAGTTCTCCCAAAATATTAGGGCAATTACCATCAGATGGTTGACTGACGAACAACTGTTTAGCCACTCCCAGCTTATCTGATGATGTAGTAGAACTATTTTCATCGTCGATTTCTTCCCTTTTCTCGTCCGCCACCCCTCCCTCGTCGCTCACTTCTTCAGTGGCCGCTTCCCAAGCTTCTCTATTCAAGTCATTGAGTTTCTTTGTCACCTTCATATTATTTCTTTTAGGATTGTTCACTGCAGGATTTCTTGTGTCCCTAGGCAATCCCCTACTCGGATCATAGATCCAGCGGTTAATGTCTAAGTACGTCTGGTACGATCTAGTTAAACAACGTTGTAATCAGAACATCGTGCGTAGTAGTTGTACACATAACGTATGGCAGCTGAAATACGTACCTATATATTTCAATGTGAGTTTGCAGCGGCAATAGCACAGCTGGATTCGTGAACTTTTGCCTCATCCAAGGAATGAAGTTAAAAACTCGGTAGCACCTGCGATTGAAAAAACAGAAAACTACAGCATCTAGTCGAGGCTTATTGCAGCGCGTTCTCCACAGAGCAACCAAAAAATAATTAGTTAGAGCAACGAATGCACCAGGACTAGAAGTACCCTCCTCAGAAGACTCCCAACAAATCATGGTGTTGCACAAATATCCTGTGATCGTAATTCGTTATTGTTATTAACTGATGATTAAATTGTTGAATTTTGTCACGCTTACCGCAATTCTTATTACTGGAGTAATAACCATAAAATACGTCATATCCAAAGAGTGTGGGGTTTTCGCATTCTATCTCATCTATAAACCAAGTTGCGCTAAAAAATATTGATCGGCTACTTATTCGGTTTATCAGATCCCCTTGCAACTCTTCTTGAACAGACATAGTAACACAGGACGCTTCCATTTGAACTCTATTATGATAATTCAAGTTATTAAATACAGATAGTGACGCAGCCCTCATAAAATAATAGCTTACTTTTTAGCATGCAAGTGAGCATCTCTAAGGACCCGGCCGATTTCAGTAGAATTTCTCGGTCCAGAATACACTTTATTAACACTGAAACTTTTGCAAAGCTCACTCTCACCCATGATGAGCTCTCCAGCTTCAAAAGGTTCTTCATCACGCGGAGAACGATTGTCTACATTTTCATCTAATTCTCCTGGCATGTCAAAATCAGTTCCATTCAGCTCTCCTTCCGAGGCAATGTTATCTAAAAGCTTTGCTCGAGCTATCAAATCTGAATAATGCAAAGAACAGAGCTTTTGATGAATGCTAGCGGCTTTATCAGACCTCCTAAAAAGTGTTCCACATTTTGGGTAGATGCATTCAATATATTGCTCGTCCTCCTGCTCAACTACTTCCTGCGAAGTAGTCAACAATTCGCTTCTATTCTCTTGAAAACTAATTTCATCAAGACTATTGCTCACTGCTTTGCTGTCATCACGAGTTTCTGAACAGGTAAGTGATAATTTATCGGAATCTCGTTGAACTACTTTGATTGAGGACTTTGGGTTCCTGTCAATAAAGTCTCCCGAGATAACTTCAGAATAATCAACCTCTAATGCTCTCTCCATTTCCATCAAATTTTCTGTTTCATCCCCCATAGTTTTTTAATAAAAATTTTTGCAAGAATACTAGTTGAAGTAAAAATTTGCGTTCAAAAAAAAATGAAATTCTATAATTTGGGCTAGAATTCGGAAGGCCAGTAATGGATGTGGGGGAGCCAATTCAAGGTAATTATTATTTACCCTATGGTGTGTGTGTGCGGTGTTTGGCCTAACAACATTGAATTAGGTGATTCTTCTAAGATTGCTCCAGACAGCCCAAGTGAATATTGCGACATTGTGATCAAAGCCCCTTGCTGCACGAAAGAGTGCTTAAGAAGCCGTCTACCGGTAAATAAATCCTTTTTGCTGGTGAAGGGCTGCTTAGAGGAGGTAAGCTTTAGATTTTTTGCAATTTTTTCGTTGAGTTATTTGATTCCCAAATTTTCGCCATTTCAATCCAGGTCAAATACCGGTCGCCATCGAGCAAGAGGACCTATATTTTAAATAAATTAAAGCACTTTAGTAATAGAATTAGCTCTAGAGGATATTATAAATTGGAGTACGTCGTCGGTGTGAGTCCTAATCCAGTACTGAGTAACGTATGTAAAGTATGCTTTCAAAATTGCTATGGCTATGAGAAGTCGACAGTGAATTATTTAATTAGAGCAATTAAGGTAAGTCATGTTATGTAAATCTGCCGTATGTTTAAAGTCTAAGATTCTCTGTTAATAGAATAGGACGGCTATTTCTGATAGACCTTTCACAAACGGCGATCTAACTAGGATTAAAGACCAAAACTTTTTTAACGATATACTGCTTTTGATGAAAAACGAATACAAAACGGAATTAAATTACGAAGAATTAGCGATGCTTAAAATTCCAAACACAAGCGGTGCGATGCTGTGTTATTCTTGGATGAAGTACTTCTTCAACCTTGTTGGTGATAATACACCAAACAGCGATCAAATTCACTTAGAACCGCAGACAATTTATGAGGTAACTTTTAAAATTTCCCTCTACCGTCTCGTCTCATCGTCAACATAATAAATACTAGATTTATGCAGAATATTATGCAACAGTGTCTCATTCATTAAACAGGTTAACGCTAAAATACTTCTACAAGCTTTGGAAGTTGTGTTGGCCTCACGTTAAGATTAGAAGATATAAAGCAGTTTGTGGTAGGATGTTATTCGTGACGATTAACTTAACTTTATTTCATTTTTCCTTCCTCATATAATTTTTCTCGATGTATTTATTCTTATTCCAACAACTTACCATTCTCTTTACAATATAATGGCCAGGCAAATGCATTGAATGCGCTTTATTTTGTAATCTGCGTCAGCAATGTAAAAGTGAAAAGGCTCGAGTCTACATCAGCGCCTTGCATTCTTATCACAGAATAACATATATGGGAGAACGAAGATGCTATCACGAAAGAATATTGGAAAGTCATACATCCCCAGAAAAATTTCTCTCAGCTGTCGCAGATACAATGGCTCAAAACCATATGATGTTACCATGGCTTGGAAATCTTGCCCAACCGAAGGCGTGCCTGCCTCAAAAAATGACCGCTGTATTATGTCACAATAGATGCTTTGTGGGATATAGATTTTTTCATAATGTTGGGGGAGGAGCAAATGCATCGATATACTGCATGTTACGAACTTTAGAACGTATTAAAGAAGCAGAGGGTAAACTACCTGAAGTATTCTATTATCAAGTAGATGGTGGCTCTGAAAATTCTAATTTAGCAACGCTGGGGTATTGTGAATTCATAGTGGCTCAAAGATTGGTGGACAAAATAGTTATTACCAGACTTCTTGTAGGCCATACTCATTGTGACATCGATGCTTTCTTTGGGGTCATCTGGAAGAAAATAAGGGACGCAACGATACTTACCCCTCACCAATATGAAGAAGCTATAAAGGAAGCATTAGCATCAGTTGGGATACCAATTATTGTTGAAGACGTTTTCGTTGTTCCCGACTTCCAGGCTTATATTAACCCCCACCTTTTAGATATTACTCAGGCGTTTAAGCAGCAGTACACCAAGCTTCAGTGGATATTTGAATACGTAGGATACTGCGAGGCCTGCAGCGATAGAACCAGCCCACTCTGCAAAGCATGTGCAGAATTTCCTAATGGAGTGAAGGTAAATAAACCATGTCACCGCCATATTTGCAAGTAAAATATTCTCGCACAGGTCACGTATCGTGCATACTCAGCCGATCGAGTGTATGAGTTTACACAGAACACTGACGGAAACTTGAATATTCAACCTGAATGTGTTATCGTCACCGTTGAGCCTCAAGCGAGACCGGAGTACAACATACCAGAGGGGATGTTTATATTAAGAAGTTTACCAAGTTGTAACTAAACGTTTGATCTTGTTATTACTCTAACTTGTTTATATATTAGACTCATCCAGTTCTCTGCAACCTGCACCCTTCATCACCGGAGCTAGGCAGCTGCTAGAATTGACAGCGGATAAGATAATAAACGAGTATAAAAACTTCAGCCCGGCTGTGCTTCCTCACTGGACCGCTTTCGTAGATCTATGTCCTGAAACAGATATCTCTTCTGAATTTATTGCAAGTCATCCTGAAAGATTTCATATTCCGTTACACGATGAACTGTTTAACTGCTCAAATATTAACACGACACATGTTCCTTCTCGCACTGCAAAGAAGCGGAATGCGGATCAGGTGCCTACAATGCGAACAACCGGCAGCGTGAAGTGGCCGAATCGAGGCAGGAATGTTCCGCTACCAACTTCCACAAGAGAGTATGTAGATGGACGCATGGGGGATCCTGAAATGATAACACTGAACAACTGCGATAACCATCTGGTGAGATTACTAATTACGTGTCAGTTATGAATAGCGTTTTAGGTATTGGCTGCTGAACTGCTTGTGTGGTGCTTAGTCGTTTTTCTGCACTTCGTTTAACCATTCTATTTTCGATATTAGGCGAACTACATGAATTGGACGGTTTCAAAGCTGAGAGCCAAATGTAGGGAGCTCAGTATAGGAACTCAAGGGACAAAACAAGTCCTCATTGATCGCATTAATATATCAGTCTTGAAAGCGTTTGACGTACGAACATTCCGGGGTTACTCTTCAGACAAAAATATATATGTACAAATTTCGGAGATTAGCATCAACGGCTTCATTTCGTTAATTAAATCTTTTGCATTCGTGGACTCAAAGTACCTTTCTGTTGAGCAAGTAGCTGATATTCGTCATTGGATATTTACAGAGGCGCGCCTTAAGTTGTATTTGAAGCATGATGGACGTTTTTTTGATGTTTGTCAACCAGATGGGACATGCTCTTGGCAACTTATAGATATCATGACTCGTAGAGGTGCTCACAATATCAAAGAAAGGGACAGCTGTCTTAAAAAAGCAAATATGAACTATGATGATGGGGACGTGAAAGCAAAGCTCATTGCCCGGGCAAATGAATGGGTAGCACATGTTCAGGGACTAAACATTGTTGATGACCAGAAAAAGCAATTTTTTCAGCAAAAAGCTTCTGCTTATATTAGTTACATTTCAAATTTCAATCGATGTAAAAAAAATTCTCTTAGACTTAAATCTCAGGACTGGCTTCATTCTGATGCTATAAGGCTTCTTGCAAATCCCGAATATCCTTTCGCATTATTTTTACCCGAAGTGGAAGACAACACGAATGTAGACTATTTGCTCTTAGATACTATTACGGATATACACGACAACTGTAGATCATTTCGTTACGACGCACTCAATAAGATGTGTTCTAATCCAAATCTTTCCTGTATGCGTGATGGCCATGCCTATCCACTTCCCTCAAGCGAGGCATATCAGGAAAGGCTCTCAGAATCAATTGATTCTTTATTAAACAAATTGAGGAGCTGTGAAATTGTGGATATTTTAAGATTTCACGAATCCGTATTGTCAATTAAAGCGCTCAAGCATGCAGAATGTAATACCAATAAAACCCTACCAATTTTAGTAAATAGCAGTGAGGAGGAGTTGTCTGAATCTACTTACTGCTCGGGCAATAATGTAAGATCATTGTTGTTTGTTATTTGCGTTCTCGATTTATCCTATTCAATGCCTTAGAACCGCGGGAAAAAGCAAGCATCTGAGCGTATTGATGGCGGATATGCTCTGACTGGTTCTGATGGAGAATCCTCATCGGCGTCTGAAGTCCTACTTAAACCTAGAAAGAAGGGGGAAAAAGCTACTGTAAGTAAAATTCAATAAAATTGAAGCAAAATGACGTGTATTTCTCTAAGGTTCGCGTGAAAGGGCGGGAAAAGCCGCTTGATAGCACTAATCTTAATAGTTCTGACACAGAAGACTCCGATTTCTTAGAAACTAAGGCGAAAGTAAAAAAAAAGAAGAAGATAGGGGGGTCGAGTGTTAAAAGTGTTACTGTAAGATAGTTGAAGAATTTAATAGAATAAATTAATTTAATATATCTTTTTAAATTCTTAGGTGCGAAGTGACGAGCAGTCTAAGCAACTTGATGGTGCCGATACTGTTTTGACGGAGTCCAATGTGATTTCTAACGTGAAAGTAAACTCCAAGCCTTGTAAGCATTTATCTTCCTCGATGGTCATGACACAACGACGCCGTGGCAGGCTAAGAGATGCTCGAGTAAAAGGTGAAAATAAACGACGTGAGGTAGAAAATGAGCTAGACGGGACTCTAGACTATTCATTACCAGCAAATTCCATGCACCTGATCTACAGGTACGAAATAATTCATTGGGTGCCCTGCGCTCATAACATATTTCACAGACACGTAGAGGATAAATGGGAGAATAAAGATGGCGTTGAGGAGATCTTCGTAGGAGAAATTGTAAGCTTCAATGATAAGAACAAAAAGTATCTCGTGCATTTTAGTACCGGGGACGATAACCCAGTACCGTGGGAGTATAGTGCAGCTGAAATTATTAAAATCATTCTTGAATAGTGTTTGTAAAATAATTTATTGTTTCCATATTTTCAAACTACTTAATTCCTGCATATATCTTGCGAAGTGTATTGTCGTACTCTCTAGGTGTACTTATAATGGCATCCTCTTATGTTTTTAATATATTTGACGATGAATTGGACGTGAAGTATCAACATTCAGACGTTTTCATTCCGTTCTACCTCTTAAGCAGCAACGTTTCACGACATCTAAACATGCTGCAAGTAAAAATCGCATTAAAAAGTGTATTTTCACGTTCTCACTTTCGTTTGTCTCTACTCCAACTTGAAGTTGAAGTTCAATAAAATGTTGAAGTTCAAGTTGAAGTTGTAGTTGAAGATCTTTTCAAAAATGACATGATATTATACTTGTAATATATCAGTCGACGTAGAATGGTTAGAGGAGCTTGAATTTACGTAGTAGAAGCTTTGATTCATCACATGGCTGAAGTTACAGCTCAAAAACACTTAAAAAACAGCTAGAAAATGATGTAACCTACAGTACAAAATTTCTCATCACCCCGAGATATTCAAGATTATTCCGCTTGCGAAAATATTACCATTATTGTGTTATATGATAATCTAAAAGCAATTTTTTTAAAACGTCTGGGTTGAAATGT